ACCGGATGGCCGCGATTTTTTGGAGTCTTTAGGGGACCACTCACAATAGAGGGCTGAGATTAAATAGACAGAGTGAGGGGACCACCAATTATTTGATTTTGACTGACCAATCACATCCCGCCTGTCAAGTCTAGATATTTGTGCCTTGGTGACCAAGGTGTGGGCCTATAAATGCACGTGCATCTGCATTTATCGCTTTAATTCAAAATGGTTAAGCGGGATGCCCCATGGCGTTTAATGGCGGGGACCTCTAAGGTTTCCGGCTCTGCGAATTATTCACGTGGCACGGGTATGGGGCCTAAATTCGATAAGGCCGCTGCTTGGGTTAACAGGCCCATGTACAGGAAGCCCAGTATATATCGTACGTATAGAAGCCCAGATGTGCCTAGASSATGTGAAGGGCCATGTAAGGTCCAGTCCTTCGAGCAGCGGCATGATATCTCGCATGTTGGCAAGGTCATGTGCATTTCTGACGTGACACGTGGTAATGGTATTACCCATCGTGTAGGCAAGCGTTTCTGCGTCAAGTCTGCATACGTTCTGGGTAAGATATGGATGGACGAGAATATCAAGCTCAAGAACCACACCAACAGCGTCATGTTCTGGCTCGTGAGAGATAGGAGACCATATGGTACCCCTATGGACTTTGGTCAGGTGTTCAACATGTATGACAACGAGCCCAGTACAGCTACTGTGAAGAACGATTTGCGTGATCGTTTCCAAGTCATGCACAGGTTCTCGGCTAAGGTCACAGGTGGACAGTATGCCAGCAACGAGCAGGCATTGGTTAGGCGTTTCTGGAAGGTGAACAACTACGTCGTGTACAACCATCAGGAAGCTGGCAAATACGAGAATCATACTGAGAACGCCCTGCTATTGTATATGGCATGTACACATGCCTCTAACCCTGTGTACGCGACATTGAAAATTCGAATCTATTTTTATGATTCGATAACAAATTAATAAAGTTTGCATTTTATTTCATGATTCTCAAGTACATAATTTACATAGGATTTGTCCGTCGCAAAACGAACAGCTCTGATTACATTGTTTATGCCTATGGCCCCTAGCGTATGTAAATACAACATGACGCGAAATTTGAATCTACTTAAATATGTCGTCCCAGAAGCTGTCATCGAAGTCGTCCAGACTTGGAAATGGAGGAATGCCTTGTGGAGAGCTAATGCTCGACGTAGGTTGTGGTTGAACCGGACTACGATGTGGTATATCCTGGTTCTGGTGAACAACGGGTCCTCCACGTGCTGTATCCTGAAAAATAGGGGATTTGGAACCTCCCAAATAAAAACGGAATTCTCTGCCTGATGCACAGTGATGCTCTCCCCTGTGCGTGAATCCATTATTAGCGCAGTTGATGTGGAGAAAGATAGAGCAGCCGCAGTTTAGGTCTATGCGTCGTCTGCGAATAGGTCGCTTCTTAGCTATCCTGTGCTGTGCTTTTATAGAGGGGAGCGTGGAGGATGACGAATTGAGCATTTTTTAATGTCCACGCTCTTAATTCTGCATTTTCCTCTTTGTTGAGGAAAGCTATATAGCTGCTACCTTCCCCTGGATTGCACAGCACGATTGATGGTATCCCGCCTTTAATTTGAACTGGCTTTCCGTATTTACAGTTGGACTGCCAGTCTTTTTGGGCCCCAATAAGCTCTTTCCAGTGTTTCATCTTTAGATATTGGGGCGTGATATCATCAATGACGTTATACTCCACATAGTTTGAATAGACCTTTGCATTGAAATCAAGATGACCGCTCAAATAATTATGTGGGCCTAGTGCACGTGCCCACATTGTCTTGCCGCATCGCGAATCACCCTCAATGACAATACTAATCGGTCTATCTGGCCGCGCACAACTCCGACCAAAATATTCAGCAACCCAATGTTGCATATCCTCAGGAACGTTGTTAAACGAGGATAATGGATAAGGAGGAGTCCATGGCATAGGAGGAGTTGTAAATAGGCGCTCGATGTTAGCCTTTATGTTATGATAACTAACAATGAACGTTTTCGGATCACCAGCTTTGATTATGTCGAGCGCCTCCCCCGCACTTGCAGCATTTACAGCGTTATGGTAGACGTCGTCTTTATTTGCTTTTGACCCCCCGGAAACTTTGTACTGCCCAGATTCACAATAATCACCATCTTTTGTTATGTAATTTTTAACGGCATTTGCGTCCTTGGATGCCTGAACGTTTGGATGAAACTGGGCAGATCTCCGGGGGTGAGTAATGTCGAAGAACCGGGCATCTTTGATGTTGCATTTTCCAGTCAACTGGATTAGACAGTGCAAGTGCGGGAACCCATCGGAATGCTCCTCTCGTGATACCCGGAGATAGATGGGTTTTACCACTGCCCATTTTAAATTACGGAGCATTTCGAGAGCTTCATCCTTTGGGATATCGCATTGTGGATATGTTAAGAAAATGTTTTTACATTGTAAACGAAAGGATTTTGGTGGTAGTGGCATTTTTGCAAATATGGTGTAGGACTCCAGCAGAGTCCCTCAACTTCTGTCATATGTTGTGGAGTCCTGGAGTCCCTTATATACATAAAGCCTCTTGGGGACTCCAAGGGCAAAAGCGGCCATCCTATAATATT